TGCTTCAACTGCTTCACTGATCTTGTTGGAACCAGTGGCTTCTGCCAGTGCCTTGATGATGGTCTTGAACTTACCTTGTCCAAACTCATTGTCAAGCATGAACAGAACAGAAGATTCTGCACCAGCAACCAGCGGCTTATCCTCTGCTGGATTGGAGAGTTCAACAGTTTCCACTGCTTTCATCTTCAATTCCATACATGGATGCTTGTTAACTTCCTTGCTTTCCCACTGGATCAGTACCTTGTGGGCGCCGTTGGGGAATACTGCAAACTCCGGCAGATCAGCCAAGTCGTCAATGGAAGAATCAAGAATGCTATCGAGATCGAGGGACATAATGTATTACCTTTCAGTTTTAAAGTGGTTTGTTGTGAATGGATTGATGGTGTTGATTGAGTTGCTCTGATACTGCTTTTACATCACCTGCTAGCAGAGCGGCTAGCAAATCCTTTTGATTCTCATTGTAATGGTAGCGATCATCCCCTACTATTCCTCCAATGGGAGAAGCTGTGAGTTGCTCACATAGAAACATTGCTTCACACATTAGATGTGCTGCATGAGGAAGTCCTGTTTCTGTATCGTAATCATCACCTGCTAGAATTGCGGCTAGATGGCGATGACATGCAGCAATTATCTTAGAGAGTGGGATTCCTTTTCTCCAATTGTTTGCACTGTACTTAGATGCACCAAATGTCAGAACTGCGCTAAGATATGTTAGTGCGATTGGAGACATCAAGGACATATTTGGTTTGCCTAGATCATGCTTTGTACCTTGTGCTGTGGTCATTTTACAACTACTCCTTGTACAATTCCAAGCAGCTTGGTTTGCATTTCGCTATCCATACTTGCAAGGAATACATTACGGAATTGTTGCCTTGCATTCTTACGGTATCCATCTTCCAGTAGCCGCTGCAATTCTGTGTTCTGTTCGTTGAGAGTTTGGCGATAGGATTCATCAATGCGTGCTTGAATCCATTTGTATTGTACTGTCGAATTCGGTTCAATCTCAAGTGTCTCATCCACTGATTGAACTTCTACAATGATGGGGCGCATACCTACCATCACCATGCACAGCTCTCCCGGCTGTAGATCGAGAGTGGTAACATACTTGTAGCACCGCAGATCATCCAGCTCTACAAGCATAGCTCCCGGAATTACATCTTCAATCTTCATGTATTTTTCAGGGAAGAATTTTACATTTACTGTCTTGGTATCTTCACGCACCAGTGCTACAATATTCTTGTCCATTTTGTATCTCCTTATTTTTTCAATGATGTTGTTGAAATTGATTGCTTGAGTTGATTGAGTGCTGTCTGGCCTTGTGTATTTGCATTGCTTGATGTTGGTACAGTTTGCTTTTTGAATATTGAAAGCAGGGTTGGATTCACATCCTGATCCATTACAATATCTGTTCTTGAACCTGTAAGAATATTATTTGCATATGTAGTGGAGGATGCAGTGATGTGTTTTTTGTTTTTCAATTCACAGTACAGTACATGATCGAAATACTTTGCTGTGTTACGGGAAGATTTGGATGAACCACAAACAGGAACAATCTTCTTGCGCCCATCTTCCATTTCTACTTCTTCTTCATGAGAGATACAGACTACATTGTATCTGGCTTGTTGAATCTGTGATAGAAACTTCTCCACAATTGCACGGAGATTTCCCCAATCGGAGAACTCCATCTTGTAATCATCCGGCTGTCCCTTTGTGATGAATGCAATTGCAGAGTTTGAAAGTTGGCTAAGGCTGTCGATAACCACAACTGTGTCTGAGGATAGTTCTTTAAGGCAAACTTTACTCCACTTAGCAGACTCAACTTTGCTACATATGGGGCAGGAAACTTTGCCATGCTCCTCACATATATTGCACTCATTACCTGTGACAACTTTGAGCATCGTCTCAATCGCAATGGGGAAAGTCTTGCTATCTGGTATGGAAATGAGTTCGATCTTTTCCTGCTGATCTTTCGGTAGCTTAAGTAATGTGCCATATCCATTCTCCAGATCAAACCATAAGAGATTGTATTGAGAAGCTAGCGATGATGCAAGCTGTGACTTCCCGCTTTTAGGTGCCCCAAAGATCAAGACGCGGTGTGTTGTTGATGGTGCTTTGTCAGTTAGTTTCATATTACTGAATCTCCTTATTCTTTCTGTAGTTGTGCTTCAATGAGGTCTTGTATTGAGAGTGTGATCTGGAATTCTGTATCATTTCTTTTCTGGATTACTGCTGTATCTTCTACTGAGAGTGGTTCTGTTATCTTGTCCAGACTCAGTGTGCAGAGTCCAAAGTATTCACACTCTCGATAGAAATCATTACAACTCTGTCCTCTCATTGGATATATGTCTGCTGCTTCATACATCTGAATTGTTTCAATGTCGAGTAAGAGAGTACGAATCCACAATGCTCGGTCAAGGTATGATTTCTCAAACTGCATTACATCATAGTCTCTGCTCTTTGTTTTATATACTAGGTATTGCACAGTGTATGATGAGAGGGATGGAAACAGTGCATCCAGTACAATACTATATCCAATTGCTTGTGCACTGTTCTTATATGCTGCTGCTTGAACAGCGTTTGCACTGGTAGTTTTAACTTCCAGTACCATTACTTCTTTTGTTATCTTGTTCTGTAGAACTGCATCCACAAATCCTTTGTATGTGAATCCATTGGGGCATTTTACAATGAATGAAAGCTCTACTGCTGGTGCGCCATTGAATGTGCATAGTTCCCAGTCAGCCATGAATCCATTGGAACACATGGAGATGAATCTTTGTACTGCTGCAACAGCAAGCCAGAAACTTTTAACTTGTTTGATATTATCTTCTAGTAGTGATGGTTCCCACTTGAGGAACATGGCCCAGATTGCAGCATCTTCATTATGATGTGCAATGTACTCTTGGATTCCTAGTCCTACAACATGGCCAAATGCAAAGGTTACACTCTGCGATGGATCTTCATTCTCCTGCGCCCTTGCATTCATCCGATAGAGTTGGTACTTTCTAGGACAAGCATGGAGTGTGAGCAAGGAACTGTATGAGAGAGATTGTAGTCTGATATCCATTGTATTATTTCCTGTTGTTCTTTGTGTGTATGAATAGCATCTAGCATTGTATAGGCTCTGTATGCAGCAAATAGATTACCATCATACCACTGAGCTAATGCTATTCCTATGTGTGGATGGATTGTACGATGAGCAGGAAGTACATAGTTATACAGAGAGAGCCATTCTGCAATGCACTTGTAATCACTGAAGCTCTGATTGCATTCCAATACAACAGTACAATATAGAATGGTGTGAGGAGAAATCATAGATCATAGATCATCAAGAGATACTTTACTCAGTGACTTGGTGGATTTCTTCAGTGTTGCTTGTGTGATTTCAGTTGCAGTTTGCTTTTTCAATCCACTTACTATGACTGTGATATCATCCTCATCCAGCAGTGTAATGTTGGATGGATCATTCTTCAAGAGAGTGTGAATATCTTTGAGGATGATTGGAAGTGTGGGATGTACAGTTAGGATTGCATTTTGTAGGGCTGCAATCTTTTCTTTTAACTGTATTGTATTGAATTGGGTATCAGTTTGTTGGTTCATGATTCAATCCTTCCCAGCGATGCACATAAGAGCTGGAATTACGAATAACAGGGAGAGCGGATATGCAAGTATCAGTCCAAATAGTACAATAAAGACAGGTATTTTGATTAGGTCAACTGGTTCCCATTGCATGATTGATTTCTTTCTTAGAGTCCATTGATTGAGAGATATTGTTTCAATCGAAATTCTATTACAGTTCCTGTTATTGTATATGTCATTCTGTGTGTGTAGTTCTTTTCTGCAAGAGTGTAGAGAAAGAATACATCCTTGTCCCTTCTTTTGCGTACTGCTTTTATGATCCTCTTATGGTATATTGGAGGGGCAGTTATCCTGCAATGTCCAGTCTCTTTGAGAGACTTCCATATTGGTAAGTACTTACTGTACTTTAGTGCTTCTGTATTGTTTGGTGCTGTTTCAGTTGGTTGCATACTGCACACCTCTGTTTCGATGTATTGATTCAGAGGTGTGGGATATACAATCAGTATGTATTGCGGCTGGTAATACTCACTCCATTTAACTGGTACACTGTGGCTACCAGCACCGCAATACAATCAGATCACAATGAAAGTATTAATCCAGTGCTGCAAGCAGAGTAGCAGTATCATCTGCACTCAGCAAAGTGTCAGCCTTCTCATCAAGGAACTTAACACAATCAACAAACTGTTCAGCTTGGCTGGAGTTGTTGAAGTAAATTGCCAGTTGATCTTTCAGCTTACGGATAACAGGCTTGTTGGTCTTGATTGCCTGATACTTACCAGCAAACAGTTTAGCTGCAAGAGATACAGATTCAACCGACTTACCAGTAATTGCAGGCATAACTGCAATGTAATCTGCAACAAAGTCTGCCCACACTTCTTTGGGAATACCACGGCCACGCTTTTCAGCTTCTGGCATATTGGCAATTGCATCCCACGTACATTGATCCATCGGGAAATCATGTTCTGCCATTGCTTCATTATCAGACAGCATGGAACGAGCTTGATCTACTACGATGTTTTCTACAGCAGTCAGCAACAGTTCAAGTTGCTTACCACCTGCTTCAAGAATTGCAATGATACCTTCTACACTTGGAATGGGAAGTTTCAATTCAACAGTGGGACGCTTGGTTTCAATTCCAGATTCCTTATCAGTAACCTTCTTGAAGTGGAATTTGAAATCCTTAACATCAACTTTGTTATCGAAGTTGGCTTGTACATCAGTGGTTTGACCTTCAGTTTGTGCATTCATGATTCGTTATTACCTTTCATTTAAGTGGATGGATTGTTGCGATTGCTTCTAGAAGCTCTCTGGTAGTGAGAGTATGAGGATTGTACCCCATACCCTCTACAATGTCAAGCCCCTGTTTTCTTATACCTTGTACAGATATTATATTGTTTGATTGGTTTCTCGTACATTTTACACAATGCACCATATCGAAGTTGTCTGAAATCTATACAGCTTTTGCAACTTGCTCCTTCTGCCATTGCATCTTTCATTGCTAGATACTCCTTTGCTTCAAGTGGTTTGATATGGTGCAATGTATTCATTGTTTGTGATAGTTCAGTTTGTGGCTGTGATTTGATGATGCTCATTGTATAGCTCCTATTATACTATTATTGAATTA